CTCTAAAAAAACCTTGTCGCCCTTACGCATATTGCATGGCCTGCATATAGCTGCACAATTAAGCGGATCAAATGCTGCGCCACCCTTGCTACGCGGATAGATGTGATCTACTTGGTTAGCATCACCACTACCACATACGTAACACACATAACCATCCCTGGCCAATACAACTAACCTGAGTTTTTTCCATTCCTGCGTACCAATCGCACGCTGTGATTTACTTGTCTTTTGTACCACTAATGCCAACCCTTACTAAGTAGATGCTCAGCTGCCTTACACGCATTAGGCTCATCATTAACATATCCATACCGGTGACCAATATAGCGCATGTGCCATACGATCTGCTCTTTAGGTGTAAGTGTTAATACTAAAGGGTTACGCATCTGGCCTAGACCATAATGACTACCATTACGGGCTTTGTAATTCCATTTACTTTCTTGAATGATTATGTAGTTATAGCAACTAAATTGATCCCAAGACTTAAATGAGTTATATGCAAAGAGTTTTAGATTAGGTATTGAGTTATCAGCTGCAACGGAATAATCTTTTACAAAGATAAAGTTAAATACCATTAACAATAAGATGGCCCAAACTCTGCACCTTCCGAGCCGTCCTGCGATAGGCTCAGCTTTGTGATTTAAGATCACATGCTTGTTTAGGGTAGCATGCCCTGTCAAATCAATTAACATAACCGCAGGTCAGACGGCAAGTCATAATGCGTAAATCATCGGTCTCTAACCAAGTCTCACTATAGCCAGCGTCCAATTTGACCCCCTAAGTACTTTGTATATGCAGGTGGTATTGCTTCGACTAACTCAGTCCATATAGCCCAGGGCATGTCCATAGCCTTGCGAGCTTCATCAATGGTTGTAGCAGTTTTACCGCCTTTAGGTATCTCATCATTAAGTGAGCCATATACACCTATTGGCCTACCTTGTAACTTATGATCGCATACAGATCCAATAAGATCCATGTTGCTCTCAAACAATCTGTGCCTACGCACTTTTAACCCAAATGATGACCCGCATAACTGAATAGGATTTATCAATGGACTACCTGGCACATTCTCAATTATGTATGGTTTACCAGATGCTATTAATGCAGCCCTGGTCTCTGGGATTAGGTCTATCTTGCTTGTAGATTTACCCTGAGCGTTGCGTAGATGTTGAGTAATACTGTGTGTCTGACATGGTGGGCTAGCATGAATTACATCAAATTGCTGTATGTAATTGTTATCTTGTAATACCTCTAGTACGTCTGCTCTTAGGTATGTAAATGGATACCGCTTACCATGTTTAAGATCCACACCATGCACCTCAAACCCAGCTGCAGCATAGCCAGCGCTTGCACCGCCTGCGCCACAGAATAGGTCTAGCAACTTCATGTTCTAACCCGACCTAACTGTGCCATTGATTGTAAGGCTTGATTTCCCCACCCAGCAAAGAATGTGGGAAACATAATTTCTTTTTCTTTACCTTTATGAATAAATTTAATACGATCTGCGCTATCCAATTCCATTATTCCATCAGCCCCTTTCCATACTTTAATCCTCCAAGGACTTTTAACATAAGGTAACAAAGCTATTCCATTTCTATGAGAATTTAACTTATCAACCCATGGATTTACATTTGAATATGGCGGATTACACCACACGATCCCAGACCAAGGTTGAATTAAACCGTCATCCATCTGTGTGTAATACTTTTTGGCTTTAATGTATGGAATGCCTCCAGGTGGACTAGCGACATCTATATCAAACTCTATGTCAAGCAAATCAAATACCCATTTTGGCGTGTAATGGTCATCTGAGTTGATTTGGTAATCTGTAATGTTAAATAATGTATCTTGAATATCCATTACTTAGCACTAACTAATAGACAAGTGTGGCAGGCCACGGTGACGAACTTCCATCCACCACACTTATCGCACCTGCACACATCAGCATCTGGTGTATGCAAAGCCTCAGCTATATTCTTAACACCTACACAGCCACAGCTCATACATTGGTAAGCCTTAAAACCCTCACCAATCTCAAGCGCCTCAAGCCACAGAAACTCTGTGTCTTTCTTGCAGCCATTACACTTAAATTGTGCATGCTTCATGGTAATATCTCTATTGCCTAGTATGGCATCGAGTACAAACCAAGAAACTACCATTGTGTATTAACCTGTCGTCATTACAAGATATACACGTGTCAACTGAGGGTGCAAGGCTGGCTTTACCGGTCTCTATTCGTAAAGTCCAGCCACATCCATCAAGTATTTCAACGTATCCCATCATTCACCTCCCTTACCTGGCTCAACATCATCTGGCCAATACCAAGTACCAGCAGCTGTAAGTTTTGCCCACTTAGCATCACAGGCATCTGCTTTAGGTGCGCTGCATACATATCCTGCATAAGGTTTATTTGTAGCTTTAGCGATGCCTTCTTTCTTTACCATATCGCCATGCTTACAAGTAAAACCAACACTAGCCATTTTACCAATTTGTACAACGCTCTCACCAACAGACCAGACAACAGGATCAGACTCATTAGCAACTGCTTTAGCTTGTGTGTCCACAAGATGCAGCGCCATCTCCATAGCAGCTGACTTAGATCCGGGTGCGCCGTATTTAGGTTTGAACTCTGCAACTTTAGTCATTTCCTCTCTACTGGCACGTTTGCCCTTAGCCGCATAACCTGCATTTGCAAGCGCTCTGCCGATCGCTGAAGTCTCCGCATTCTCCAATGCAGAAGTCGAATTGACACCGCGATCACTAACGCTTTCACTAGCAAGCCCAGTCGAGTAGGGTTTTGTATCTGCTTCCGTTCTAAATAATTCAGCACTAACAATGTATCTAGTGTCTGTGGCCTGCTCGATCTTTGTAGATATTCGTCCATCTGGGTAATCCCTCCACCATTTCTCTAGTCGGCTTTCGACTGTTTCATAATCAGCTAAATTAAACATTACTCACCCTCTCTAAACTCAAACTCACCATCGGTCTCGGCATCGATACACATTTTGTAGATTGCCATGTATGCGATGATGTCCACGATACTGTCCTCGTGTCCAGGACTCTCAGCCAGCCTGGATATTTTCTGGAGAACGTTAATAATCGGTATGTCGTGAGGCATGATTGGAAAGTCAATGTATGCGCTGACTGATTTAGATATACGTTGCATGTTGTAAATTGCATGCCCATAGACAACGCCACGTTCGTGCACAAGTGTTGTGGCATCATTAAACAGCTTCTCAGTATTTGTCGGCATCTGATTTATTTTCCATCATACGGCGATGCATATCCCAGCCATCTTTGCGACCGCGCCAGTAATGTACTACAGCTGCATTCTCTTTAACATGTTCGATGTACCAATACAGCACACCAATTGCAAGCATGACATAAAACCATGCGTAAGCGGAGTCTCTTAAACTCATATAGCCCTAACTATGCCTACATACTTTGCGGCATAGCAGTAGTGTGTGGTTTGTGTCTGACAATTAGAAGGATTTAGGGTCGCGTGTCTATAACGATTGTGTAACGATACTAGCTGTACAGACGACCTAAGGCTACGAATGATCCATCCGATGCTATGGGTACTAACTCTGGTGTTAGCACTTTACCTACAGTAGAAAGTATACACACCCCCATCTGCCAATTCGCGCTTCCATAGCGTAAATAAGAGGCTTTTTTTCTATCCATTAGATTGCCTACCTCTATGCCATACAAGGCTCTGTAATGGCTTCCTACGCCCTCTGAATAGGCACTCATGCCTAGTCTATGGGTGTGGCCACACAGCACAGACTTACCCCACTTCTTTGCTAGGTTAAGCGCCGTAATACCTGCGTGCTGTGACATATTGCCCTCATCGCCATGTGCCAACATCCAGCCAGGGTGAAACTCATACGCCTCTTTGTGGTATGTCATGCCCATATCGGCAAAGCCCATGAACTTAGGGTATTGCAGCTCTGGCAAACTAATTAAGCCAGGTACTTTTAGTAAAGTGCTATAAAGGCGATCAGTATGATTACTGCGGATAATATGACACTCTGCGCTGTACTCGCTGAGATCCCAAAGTATCTCTTTAGTAGCTTCTCGATCATCGTGAATGGTTTGCCGGTAAGCCATAGGTGTGCCTTCAGCCCATTTACTAATTGTATTGAAATCAATTTCATCGCCGACCACCAATACACTATCAAACTTCTCTCGCCTCGCTAACTTAATTACATTCTTTACAGCTGTTACATGATGGAAGGGAACTTGCAGATCACTTATTACTAAGTATCGCTTAATCGTCATCCTCATCTGGAGTAGGAATATTCGGGATTATCGCATCTGCTTTGTCGTTAGCGATCCAATCCGGTAGGGCGTTATTTTCTTGCATAAAAAACCAAGCAACCTCATTACTAAATCCGGCTTTTTTAGCAGCCCTGTAGATCTCATGCTTAGTAATCATAAAGACATCAAGTTTAGATAATGGGTCGGGTGACTTACGCACAACACGTCTATTGATTTTCTTACGTTTGCGTGTGGCTGCCATAATATAAATTATCGCTTACTAATTAAAATAAAGAGATCATCGACACGCTTTTCTAATCGTGTTAATTGATCCTTCATGCTAGTACCGCTATTAGGTTTAAGCTCTTGTAGGTAAGACTTAATAACCCATCGTAGAGCCACTAATAAACTTGTAGAGACGGCGCATACGCCAACGGCTAATGCGACCCATTCGCCAGGTGTCATGCTTCATCTGCACCGAGGCCATAAGCACTATCGGATTTATCTAGAGCCCTAGCTGCTGGCCCGGCTAATGCTGCAACAATCACAGATACGGCTGGGTCAAGTCCTAACTCATTACTGGTCAAGAATGTTAATAGCGATACCAGCACACCTCTAAAGTATGATTTTAGTATTGCTTTCTGCTTCTTACTTAGCTTCATATCTTGCCCCCTATTAGTGGTATGTCAAACGGCCGAGCATCTTGATCGCCTAACTTTGTAAAGCTAATGTGCATGTGGTGCTCATGTTTATTAAAACCTTTGTATGGCCGCCAAGCCCAACCCTTTTTACTACTGGCTATGCGTGAGTTATGAATTACATAAGATATGCGTTTATCGGTTTTGCCGCACTCTCTGATTTGGTCACTAAGATATACGCTGAGCCCTTTTTGCTTAGCCAAGTCAGTATCAATATCAATGGCTCGTACGCACCCATCGGTGTCTGGGTTATGATCTGATTTGGTAGTGGCATGGCGACTATCACCCACCCACCCATCGCTGGCAGTATCCCGATCCGGATACCAGATATCAACTTGATCTCTTAACTGCTGCGCTGCTTTAGATAACCAAGGTTGCATCAGCTAAGAAGCAGTTTTGCTTCATCCTCAGTAAGACCCAATTTGGCAAGTAGTGCAGATTTGGCTGATGCCTTTGATTTGGCTTCGGCTATTTCATCCGCTTTGACTTCTTTAATTGCTTCATCTATTTCTTTTTGTGTTGGCGCATCACCTTCTAAAACTGCCCATTTGATCGTAGAATAATCATCATTAGTAAAAGAAAACTCAGCGGTTGGTCTTAACTTTGTAATTGCTTTAGAAATATAAATTGATTTCATTATGCACCTATTTCCATTAGAATAATGTTTGATTGAACGCTAGTCAATTGGAAAATCAGGGTTGGACTACCGCCGCCAGAATTGCAGGCTTGTGTTTTGTATGTGGTAGAAGATGTAGTTGCAGGGCTGTCAAGATATGAAAAACTACCAATAATTAAACAATCAGAGCCAATAAATTTATATGTAAATAAACCGGATGCAAAATCACTTGGCGTATAAACTGCGGTGCTATCCCTCATCAATCGCATATAAGCCGAACAAATTGAATTAACTCCTGGTGCCATGTAAATTTGTTGAACAACCATTACTAAAACTTTACTTGTATTTAATGTTGGTGTAATTGATGCGGTTAAAGTAGTGTCGGTAAAAGTTCCACCAGTAATAGATGTTTGTGTTGTAGATGTTCCTTGAACTACTTGTAAAACTTTACCGCCTCCACCGCCAGCTTGTACATAATCATTAAATATAGCCGTACCAGTTGCAGTAAAATATAAAATACCAGACTCATATTGTACTAAAGCTAATGAGCCAGCCGTATTAACTGTGGCTGTACCTGCTGTAACTGTGCATGTACCAGCGCCAAGATTTTGTATTAGTACTGTATCACCTGCTGCAAAGAGTGCAGTATTAACTGTAATAGTTGTAGCACCTGCCGCGTTCATAGCAACAGTACCACCAGCATCGGCAGCTACTAATACATAATTTGCGGTCTTAGCCGTAGCAGATCCACCGCCCATAGCTGTCTGTTGCAGCGATGTCATTTGGGCAGCCGTTAATACCTGCCCTGTGGTAAAGGTTTGTTTAGCCATTATTCTCCTTAGTAACTGAGGACATTATAGTCCAACATGCCGTAGATTGCGTTATCTAGAATTAGTGCGTCTATCACGGGTTCAAGGGTGGTAAATACTGTTTTAAAACTATTTGGTGTAATTGTGTTGCCTACCCCAAAGATCTGCAAGGTTTTCTCCAAAGTCGATCCACCAGGTTGAGTGGTAATAACTGTGATCGGATCAAAGAAGTCTAGGTCTAGGGCTGCGATTATGCCTGTGTTGTAATTGTCTGTGTATAAATCAAGCTCTACGGCATCGCATCTGATACTAGTCTCGGCTCTAGATGCCACATAAGCCTGGGCATAATTTAGAGCTACAGCATCGGTCTGCATAAGTAGATCCTGCAAGTTATAAGAGTGTAAGAAGTATTTGTCAATAGATGGCTGGTTAAATGAGTTTTGAGGACTACCGCCTGTCCTAGTAACTGTGGCAGAGTTAAAGACTAAGGAGTCATTAAGTATCCATGTTGCATTGGCGTATTTAATACCTGTGCCATCATCGGCAAATAAAGTAGCAGGGTCGCCTATAGATCCAGCTGTTACCGATCTATCCTGGAATACAAATGAGCCAGTAGCATCTACATATAGCGCCCCATACTCGGAGTCGGTCACAGTTTGCATAGCCTGTAAAGCAGTTCTGAAAGTTGCCGGATCTGCTTGCATAGTAGTTAATCCTGCATCTACATCACGCATAGTCGATGGCCAGCCTATTTGGTCTAAGATTTGATTGATACGTGTGCCAGATAAATCTCCAGCCGTAGCACCTGCAACAGTAGAGATCTGAGCCAAGTTACCTAATCTAAAAGCATCTACAGCTGTAATGGTAGTGAAAGCGACTTCTGTAGCATCTGATGGCTGAGTATTAACGTATGAAGTAATAAAGCCAGAAAATATAGGATATGTTACTGATAAGTAAGTAGCAGTTATCTGTACTTTTTTCATTGGTGTTAATAGTTCAAAATAGGGCGATAACGGGTTAAGCGGATTAAAGTCACCATTTTGATCTATAATGCGTAGCGTTAAAGTACCTGTTTGGAATTGATCTGACAACGCATTACGGCCACGTTGAGTTTTAATATAATTTACTTGATTACTGACATCTACAATTACAGCTGTGGCATCGGCTAATACGTTTACATCTAATTGTCCACTATCAAGTATAAGGCTCTGTGCAAAGGCTGGCCCAGTAGAGAAGTTTAGTATTGCATTGATTGTAGGTACGGCCATTACTTATCCACCTTTGATGCCGCCGTTATACAGCTGTGATTTACCATCTCTCTGGTTAATTAAGAATGAGTTATAGATTAACTGGCCAAACTCACCAGCGTTAGGGGCTAACTCTAGGGTTACATTAACTGGCCCTGTGTTGCCACCTTGCTGACCAAATGGTGTGCCTACAAATGAACTAACACCAGCTGTAGGTACGTTACTCATGGCGTTAGTAGATCCCATATTAGTTGCGCCATAAGCACTTACTGGATTGTATAAAGCTAGGCGTGCAAAAGCTGCTGCTGCGCCATCTACTAACATCGTACCTGCTCTAGCAGCATCTGTTGCTAACTTATTTACTGCTTGCGCTGCGTTTAACTCAGCCAAATACTTTTTAGCCAGCGCTTCATTATTATCTAGGATTGCTAATTGTGATCGTAAGCGTAGTTTAGTTTCCTCATCGGTAGCAGCATTAAGAGCTGCAGTTAGTCCTATGCGCTCTAAATCAAACTGGTCTTTAAGTTTATCTACGGCTGTCTTAGCCTTTAGTTGAGCATTCTCCTGTGTGCGTAGGGTGACTGCTTCTTTAATCTTTTTCTTTTCTTGTATCTTTGCTAACTCGACACCAGCACCAGAGCCTAAGCTGTAAGTAAAGTTAGACTTAGGTATCTCTGACTTTAGTCTGTACTCGCCGTTTACCTTAACCATGTTACCTGGCTTCAAGGTAGATGCAAACCTTGCCAAGCCGCTTACTAATTTAGCAATATTGGTGGCTAAAGCATTGACCTGATCTGAGAAGGTTGCCAGGGTAGTATCACCGCTTAATTTAGCCAGCGCATCTAATAAACCTTTACCTATAATCTCTGATGCATCTGCTGCTATGACTTTTAACTTATCCATCTTGCCAGCATAAGTATCTAATCTAGCTGCTGCTTGTCCTGCAAACTTTTGATCTAATTGAGCCATGATCTCATTCATGTCACCACTTGCTAGCGTGGCCTTACTTAACCCTGCGCCTAATCTAGTTAAGGCTGTAGTCTGCCCTGTAAAGCCTTTAGCCAGGGCTGCGCTTACTTCTTGTACGCTCTTACCAGTTGCAGCCGATACGTTTAAGGCAGTAGATAAAGCCTGTTGGCTCTTAGTAATTGATCCGCTAGCTGTAAGTAAAGTCTGAAATGCTGGGCGTAGTTCATCATCTAATACGCCGTATAACTTCTGTAGGTTGGCTATGTAATACTCTACATCTGGGCTAGAAAATTGGAAGCCAGTATTCTTTAATTGTAACTCTAGGGATTTAGCAGCCTTTTGATCAGCTGCAAATGCCATTACGGCCTTCTTGCTAAATGCTAGTAATTGATACCCGGCAAAGACCTTAGTAAAAGTTTTACCAAATCCTTTTATTTGTTTTTCAAAGGCTGATACTTCTTTCTTACCCTTTTTTAATCCTTTGTTATCAAAGGTGCTAAGTGCCGATACTACTAAAGTAGGCACAATTACACGCCCCTAAATCCACGAGCTCTGCGCTCTTTGTAAAATCCTATTACTTGCGATTTTTGCTCTAGTGGCATTTTCTTATAGTATGCAAATATGGCATCGTCTAACGCTTTTTTTAAGTTTGCGTATATTGGGCCTTGTTCTTGTTGCCACACTTTATAAATTACTCTGCCTTTATTCCTACGACCTCTGCGACCTGGTGAACCGGCTAATGTTGCATCTACTACGTTTGGTAATGCCTGTATAAATTGCACACCAGCATTAGGATTTAATGATGCACCTTGTCCACCTTTAGTCTTACGGCCGGCGGTTTCATAGATTGCGCCAGGTGCTGATTCATTAGATACATAATTATAAACAGAATAGCCGCTTCTGTTTTTTTTATTAGGCCCTAGTTTATATTTAATTCCTTGCCTAGCTGTAGCTTGATCGTATGCTGGAAACGGCCTGCGCTGACCTTCCATTGGCTCAGCTTGTTTAAGCCAGCCACTTAACACATTTTCATTAGATGGAAACTCATCTTTAGATTTTTGCGCTACTTTAATCATCGGTGTTTTAAGTGTGTTTTTAACATTCTTGTACATATCTTCATCCAGCTCATCT